CAAAATAATGTAATACACAGCGCCCATCTTACTGGAACAAAAAAACTATTATTTTTAGGATCAGCATGCATTTATCCAAAAATCACACCACAACCAATTAAAGAAGAATATTTGATGACGGGTGAGTTGGAAGAAACCAATGCTGGTTATGCTTTGGCTAAAATTGTTGGTTTAAAAATGTGTCAATATTATAAACAACAATATGGTTTCAATTGCATTTCATTGATGCCAGCAAATGCATATGGAATAAATGATAATTTTAATATTCAAAAGTGTCACGTAATTCCAGCTCTTATTAGAAAATTTATTGATGCTAAAGAAAACAATTTACCTACGGTAACATGTTTTGGCGATGGCACACCAACAAGAGAATTTATTTGCTCAGATGATATGGCAGATGCTTGTGTATTTTTAATGAATACCTATAATGAGTCAGACATTATTAACGTTGGAACGGGAATGGATGTTACAATAAAGGAATTGGCAGAAACAATAAAAGAAAAAGTGGGTTACACTGGAAAAATTGTTTGGGATACTAGTAAACCAAACGGAACACCACTTAGAAAGTTAAGTAATGAAAGACTCAATAAACTTGGTTGGGAATCTAAAATTAATTTAAATGAAGGTATCTCCAAAACAATAAACTGGTATATGGCAAATAGAGAAAATTATGATAGAAACTAATACAAAGTATAATATGAAAAAAGCTTTAATAATTGGCGCCAATGGACAAGATGCTTCGTACTTAGCAGAGTTTTTAATTGAAAAAAACTATGAAGTACACGGAACAATTAGAAGAAATTCTGTTCCCGAATCTCAAACAACAAGAATTCAACATCTTCACGATAAAAATTTAATAACACTGCATTATGCGGATTTAACAGATCCAATAAGTATAGAAAGCGCAATACAAAAATTGCAACCAGATGAAATTTACCATTTGGCTGCACAGTCTCACGTTCAAATTTCTTTTGAGTTACCACAATATACTTTAGATGTAAATGGTGGTGGTACGCTTGCCGTTTTAGAGGCAGTAAGAAGATTTTCTCCACATTCTAAAGTCTATCATGCTGCAACCTCAGAAATGTTTGGAAATTCTTCAGATCCAGATGGCTTTCAAAGAGAAACGACACCGATGATCCCAGTAAGCCCATATGGTTGTGCTAAATTGTACGCCCATACCCTATGCAGAAATTACGCTCAATCTTATGGATTATTTGTTTGCTCTGGTATTCTTTTTAACCATGAATCTCCGAGAAGAGGTATTAATTTCGTAACAAATAAAGTTGCTTTACAAGCAGCCAAAATCAAACTTGGTTTGGCCAATGAGCTTGTACTTGGTAACTTAAAAGCAAAAAGAGACTGGGGCCATGCCAAAGATTATATTGAAGCCATGTGGCTAATGCTACAACAAAAAGAACCAGATAGTTTTGTAATAGCAACTGGTGAAACAAGAACGGTTGAAGAAATGGTTAATTATGTCTTCAATAGAGTTGGTGTAGACACCAAAAAATATATTCAAACATCTGAAAAATATTGTAGACCGGAAGAGTTGCATTATTTGAAAGGTGATTCTACTAAAGCAAGAACAGTACTAAACTGGAATCCAAAAATTTCTTTTACTGAAATGATGGACGAAATGGTAGATTATTGGTTAAATAAATTGAAAAAAACAAATGTTGATTTAGTAGATGTTTGAGGTATAATATATTGTGCAAAAGCCAAAAAAGAAAAAATCTAAAGCATCAGATGCTGATTATGTAGATAATCAGCAGCTCTACGATGCTTTAGTTGAATATAAAAAGAAATGTAAAGATGCAGAAAATTCTGGTAGAAAAAAACCAAAATTACCAGATTATCTTGGTGAATGTATATTAAAGATAGCTTCAAGACTATCTTATCGTCCTAATTTTGCAAATTACCCATATCGCGAAGAAATGGTGTCAGACGCAGTATTAAATTGCATAACTTACATTGATAATTTTGATCCTAAACTTTCAACCAGCCCATTTGGTTATTTAACCCAAATATGCTGGTTTTCTTTTGTACGTATAATCAATAAAGAAAAGAAAGAAAAATATGTGCAATATAAATTTGCAGAACAACAAAACAATAAAGATTTTCAAAATTGGTTTAATGAAGTGTATGCCGGAGTTGACATTGGGCGTAAAGATTTTTTTGGTTTAACTGATTCTGATATGGAAAGATTTGACGAAATATGTGCTCCTAAAAAGCGAGCAAAAAGAAAAAAGAAAACAAAAAAAACTTTGTTTGATATATGAAAGCTGTAATATTAAACGATACCCATTTTGGGTACAAAGCAGATTCCCCAATAGTTTTAAACTATTTTCTTTCTTTTTTTGAAGAAAATTTATTTCCTTATATAAAAGAAAATAACATTAAAACTATATTTCATTTGGGTGATGTTTTTGACAGGAGAAAATATGTCAACTTTAAAACACTTTATGAAGTCAGAAAAAGGTTTTTGGAACCTTTGCGTGACATGGGTGTTAAATGTATTGCTATTTGCGGCAATCATGACACCTATTATCGGAATAATAATAGAGTTAATTCATTAGAAGAGTTGGTTTCCCAATATCCAAATTGGGAAATATATTCAGAACCAGCAGAGATAAATTTAACAGATTGCTGTGTAGCTTTAATTCCTTGGATTAATTCTGAAAATGAGGAAGTAGCAGCAAAATTTATTTCAGAAACATCATGTTCGATATTGCTAGGACATTTAGAGTTATATGGGTTCCAAAGCATACGTGGAGTGTTTGTAGAACAAGGCTATGAACCAAAGCACTTTGATAAATTTGAGTATGTTCTTACTGGGCATTACCACATCAAGTCTAGTAGGGATAATATACATTACTTGGGTACGCAGTACGAAATGGCTTTCTCAGATGTCAAGGAAGAGAAAGGTTTCCATGTCTTTGACTTCAGCAATCGTACTTTATCATTTATTAAAAATCCAAAAAAGTTATTCTACACGCTTGATTATAATGAAGACTCCACCGAAACCGTGGACCATTCGTTATTTAAAGATTGTTATGTCAAAATTTTTATCAAGAAGCGCACTAAAGCTCCAGCTTTTGAAAAGTACATTGATAAATTTTATGAAGCGGGGGTGGCAGAGTTGGCAGTAACCGAAGAGGTTTATAGTAACCCGGAGTTAGTTGCGGTAGATGTACATAAAGATACTTTGGAATTGCTACACGAAGAACTGGATACCATAAACGATAAATCAATAGACAAAAATAAACTTGCCAAAATCGTAGATGAGGCTTATAATAAAGCATTGTCAAAGGAAGAAGAGTGATAGAATTTTTATCTGTTCGTTTTAAAAACTTTGGTTCATTTGGAACTAATTTTTCAGAAATTAATTTAAATACAAAAAAGACAACATTGGTTACGGGAACCAATGGACACGGCAAATCATTTGCTTTGCTTGATTCTCTTTGTTTTGGATTATTTGGTAAACCTTTTCGTCCTATCAATATACCACAGCTAGTAAACAGCGTTAATGGTAAAGGGTGTGTTGTTGAGATAGAGTTTAATAAATCGGGTTCACATTATCTTGTTCGTCGTGGTCTTTCTCCGAAGATATTTGAAATTCACAAAGATGGTGAATTGTTAGATCAAAATGCAAAAAGTAAAGACTACCAAGAAATGTTTGAAGAACATATTCTCGGATTTGACTATTCTGCTTTCAAACAAGTAGTTATTCTTGGCAAATCAAACTTTATCCCATTCATGCAACTGACTCCAGCAGAGCGAAGAAAAATTATTGAGGGTTTGCTTGAATTGGATATTTTGGCTGATATGAATCTTTATGTTCGTGGCCAACTTGGTTCTCTTAAAGTTTCTATTGCAGAGAATGAAAGTTTACTAAAGATTGCACACGAAAAAATCAAATCTCAAAAAGATTTTATCAATCAGGTTAAAAACAACAATGCAGACGATATTAAAATTTTAGATGAAAGAATTAAAAGTTATTCTGAAGAGATTATAAAAACTACGGATCTTAAATCAGAACACGCTAAACTATATTCTAAAAAATCCAAAGAACTGCAAACTTTAAAGAAAAAAATTGATAATCTTAAAGATGTTCCCGTAATGCTTGTAAAACTTGAAACTTTAAAGACTACGGTGCTTGAAGAACTTCAATCTTTAGAATCTAGTGCAACTTGTAAGTGCTGCGGGCAAACTTTACCAGAAGAACAACACAAAAAACACAAGGCAGAAAAGCACTCTAAAGCAGAGGAACTACTAAGTGCTCTCAAGACAGCCAGAATAAAAGAAACGCAACTGGAGGAGTTTAAGAAGGATTATGATGCTTTGGATGAGGAGTTGCAGATAATTGCAAACGACATAAATGCGTTAAGTTATAAAATTGGAAATGCTGAATCCAATATTAAAATTTTGCAAAAAGATAAGAAAGAAAAAGAAGCTTCTAACAATCTGACCAATCTACTGGTTAGTTTGGAAAATTCAGAGAGTAAAAAGAATGACATTTCCCAAGAATTGGAAAAACTTGTTTCAGAACAAATTCACCACGATGTTGTATATGATATCCTCAAGGATGGCGGTCTTAAGAGCCGCATTATCAAACATTATGTTCCCATCATCAATGGACTCGTCAACAAGTTCCTCGGAAAGCTTAACCTCTATGTTGACTTCACCATCGATGAGGAATTTAAGGAAACAATCAAGTCTAGATACCGAGATGAATTTTCATATTCCTCTTTCTCTGAGGGAGAAAAACAGCGTATCGATTTGGCCATACTGCTGACTTGGCGTGAAATAGCAAAGATGAAAAACAGTTTGAATTGCAATCTTTTAATTTTTGACGAAATATTAGATTCTTCTTTAGACACTGCTGGGACAGAATCTTTTTTAAAAATTCTTAATAAAATGAAAAACAAGTGTTCTATATTTATTATTAGTCACAAAGCAGATCAATTTGTTGATAAATTTGATCAATCACTACAATTTGAAAAGAAAAATAATTTTTCAAAAATAAAAGCATATATCTAAATATTTGTATATGTTTAGAGGAAAGTACAAAACAAAAGACGAATATGGGCAACCAATACTTTATTCCCGTGGTGATGTTGTTTTAGATCAGGGAAAGGTTTATCAATGCACTGAAACCACAGTTTACAGCCCATTGCAAAATCCAAATCAATGGAAAATAACTGGTGTAGATCATCCCCTAACAGGATCTAACCCACCAATCAAACCAATAGAAAATCAAACTTGGATAAGTGATTCCGGAAATCAATACATCTATTATAAAGATGGAAATGGTTTTCAATGGATAGAAACTTGATTTTAATATTACTGGAGTTATAATAGAATTATGAATGAAGAGAGTTTTGAAAAATTTACTAATCGCCGCAAGAATAAACCATCGGGATTCAGCAAAAAACAACAAAACAGAAACAAGCGTGGCAACAGACACGAACAAAAGCAAAAGCTAAACGATTCGATGTATAGAAAAGATTTTGATTAATTTTTATAAAGGATTTATATGAATACTGTGACAAAAATGCGTTTATCTAAAGAGACACTTAACATACTAAAAAACTTCTCGGCAATCAATTCAAACATTTTGATTAAGCCCGGAAACATTCTACGCACAAAATCTGCATCAAATAACATTTATGCAGAAGCTAAAATTAGCGAAGAATTTGAAACAGAAGTTCCAATCTGGGATTTAAATAAGTTTCTAGGCGTTGTTAGTATGTTTGTAAATCCAGACTTGGAATTTAATGATACTCACGTTGATATTTCAAATGGCAGGTCATTTGTAAGATACCATTACTCTGAGCCAAGCCTTTTGACAGTTGCCAAAAAGGGAATGGATATCCCAGAAAGCATCATTAGTTTTGATCTCAGTGAAGCAAATCTTAATGAAATTCTTAAGGCTTCTAGCATTCTTCAAGTTAGCGATTTGAAGATTATTGCCAAAGATGGTAATCTTAAAATTTATGTTGACGATCAAAATGATGACACATCAAATAGTTTTTCTTTAATTGTAAATGAAAACTATAGTGGTCCAGATTATGAGGGTAATTTTAACGTTTCAGCAATTAAGTTTTACCCTGGCTCTTACAAAGTAAATCTTACAAAAAATGTAATTACACAATTTGTTCATGAGTCTGGACTGCTTTCGTATTGCATCGCAACTAAGAGGGATTAATTTTGTCTACAATTAAAAACTTAATTTGGGTCGAAAAATACCGACCCGATAAGCTATCAGATTGCATTCTGCCAATTGAATTGTCTACCATGTTTAAAGGCATGGTAGATGATGGCAAAATACCAAATATGCTGTTTTATGGTAAAGCTGGGACTGGTAAGACTTCTGTTGCCAAAGTTTTGGCAAAAGAGTTGAACATGAATTCATTGATAATTAACTGCTCCGAAGACAATGGAATGGAAACTCTTCGGGTAAAAATTCGTCAGTATGCATCCACAGTTTCTTTGACTGGTAATGGAAAAGTCATTATTTTAGATGAATTTGATTATGCTACCAATGGTGTTCAAACTGGATTGAGAGGTGCCATAGAAGAGTTTGCAAATAGTTGTAGATTTATTCTTACTTGTAACTACAAAAACAGAGTGATTGATCCACTTCACTCAAGGTGCACTGGAATTGATTTTACCATTCCATCAAGTGAAAGAGCCACAGTTGCATCAGAAGTTTTGAAGAGAGTGGAATTTATTCTTCAAGAGGAAAAAGTTCCATATGAAAAAAATGTTTTGGTCACTCTAATTAAAAAACATTTTCCAGATATTAGAAGAATAATTAACGAATTACAAAAGTATTCTTCTTGTGGGAAAATTGATGTTGGTGTTTTGACTCAAGCAAGTAGCGAGTCTTTTAAAGAACTTATTGGATATATGAAAGCAAAAGATTTTGCTTCTTGTCGTAAATGGATTGTTACAAATATTGATCTGAATACGACAGAGTTTTTTAAAAAGCTTTATAGTGAACTTTATACTTCGCTAAAGCCAAATTCCATTCCACAGGCAATTCTTATAATTGCGGAATACCAATATAAATCTAGTTTTGCTGCGGACCAGGAAATTAATAACATGGCAATGCTTGTTCAATTAATGATGGATTGTGAGTTTGCATGAAATTATTTGATTTTGTAAACAGTATCAGTTACAATAAAATAGATCTTTTTGAGACAGACGAAAAAGCTGAAAAGCTTTATTTGCCGTATTTGGTTAATAAAAATTTTTCATTCTTTGTTGACACTATATTTCACGCAAATGAAATGAATTGTTGCTGGGCGTTGGATAAAAAAATGCAATTTGATTTTATGCGATTTGGAATCCGCAAAAAGAAAAGACGGAGCACCTGGCTAAAAAAAGAAACTGAAGAAAATATAGAAATAATAAAACAA